AAGCTGCTTGGCTTGGCTCAGATTAAAGCAGAAGGTGCCTCGACCGCTTACGGCGAAATGGGTCAACGCTTTGTAACGAACTATGTAAACCGTTACACCAGCATTGGTTTCATCATCACCCGTCAGGCTATCAAGGACAACTTGTACCAATCGTCGTTCCCACTGCAGGCGAAGGCTCTTCGTCAGTCGATGGAACAGACCAAGGAAGTGCTTGGCGCATCTGTGCTAAACAACGGCTTCTCAGCCAGCTTCCCTATTGGTGACGGTCAACCTCTGTTCTCGACGGCTCACCCCATCGAAAACGGTACTGTTGCCAACACCTTCACGGTACAGGCTGACTTGAACGAAACGTCGCTTCAGGATGCTATCGTTGGCGTTCAGCGCTTCCGTGATGCTGCGGGCCTCCGCATCATGACGAAGCCTACGAAGCTCATCGTTCCAGCTGAACTGCAGTGGACGGCGACTCGCCTGCTCCAATCGCAGTTCCGCGTCGATACAGCGAACAATGATATTAGCGCAATCTACAACAACTCTGCGGTTCCGCAGGGTCACCGCGTTAACATGTTCCTGACCGACACGAACGGCTGGTTCTTGCTCACCGACGCTCCTAACGGATTCAAGCACTACGAGCGTGAATCTCTCGAAACCGATGTCTACACGGACTTCGACACCGACAACCTCAAGGCGAAAGCCATTGAGCGTTATTCGTTCGGCTGCTCGAACTTCCGCGCAGGCTGGGGTTCGCAGGGCGCTTCCTAATCGGATAAGGGGGGTGGCATCCGTCACCTCCCTAATTTTGGAGAAAATCTATGACTCACTTCTCTGATGGTGTCCGGGCAGGTAGGAACTTTGCTAATAACGGTACCGCTTCGGAACCGGGTGTGGCTATGTCGCCAATGTTTGTTTATGACATTGTTCCTGTGGCTTTTTCGGCAACAGCAGTGGCTGCGGCTCAAGCAGTAGCTGGCGCTGGTAACCTTACCATAAACGGTGGTTCTGCAACTGGTGGTGTTGCTACTTTTGATGTACCACGCACCATAACGATTGTTTCGACTAACGCTGGTGATACGACTCAGACCGCAACTGTAACGGGCACGGATGTTTACGGGCTTGCAATGTCGGAATTAATTACGTTTAACGGCACAACAGCCGTTACTGGTCAGAAAGCATTCAAGACTGTAACTCGTGTTGCAATCTCAGCTGCTCTTACTGGCAACGGTAGCGTTGGTTCGACGGATGTCTTTGGCTTTCCGTTTCGTGCAAACACCCGCAACTACGTCCTGACTGCTTGGAACGGCGCATTCGTCACCACCGGCACTTTTGCTGCTGCTGACGCAACCGTTGCAACAACAACGACGAATGACGTTCGTGGTACCTACGCGGTTCCTGACGCTGCTGACGGCTCAAAGCGCCTAACCCTTTGGATGTATATCTTCGACGATGACACCCAAACCGGCCTTTATGGCGTAACACAAGTCTAATGATTGGGGCGGCCTTCGGGTCGCCCTAGTTACATGGAGATTGTAATGCGGGCGAAGAAGGATTTTCAGTTCAAGGCACAGCATAAGAACCCAAAGGGTGGCCTCAATGAGGTTGGTCGTAAGGCGTATAATGCAGCCACTGGAAGCAATCTAAAGCGTCCGCAGCCTGAAGGTGGGAAGCGCAGGGATAGTTACTGTGCGCGCTCTGCTGGACAAATGAAGATGTTTCCTGAGGCTGCCAAAGATCCGAAGTCTCGGCTTAGGTTAGCGAGGAAGGCATGGAACTGCTGATGTCCGAGTACTTTGAAAGGATCATTCCTTTTAGCTCAGGATGCAAATCGGCATGGCATCTTATGCAAACGCACATGATGTTTTCCAAAAGATCTCGTTTTTCAGGCGCATTTGAGTAAGGGGCGATATGATGACCTTGCAGATTATCAGATGCTTCGCATACCTCACATTTGCCTACCATAGCAATCTTTTGCCTTATGGCTCTTCTAGAAGAAAAAGTTCTACTGGAAACCCCACCTTTCCAATTATGATGGTTTTTCCCGGAAAGTTTTTTTCCTCTGTCGGTAGCAAGGCAAGGGATGCTGCAGTAATCCCCGGTTCCTCCACGGCCTTTTCTTATTTGAAAATGCTTTTCGCAAACCTTGCAGATTTTGCTAAGCATAGTCTTCTGCTTTTTTGGTCGCACCTTCTGAGCGCATTCGCGAGAGCACGAACTAGTTTTTGCTCGCAAATGAGAGTTTGGTCTGGTAAAGGCTTTGCCGCAGGAGCCGCATATCAGCTCACTACTTCCTCTGGTCGGATTGATTTGTTGGAGATTCATTATGATAAATAAGAGCAAATGGATTCAAAAAGCAATCAAAAAAGAAAATAAAGGCGCACTTCGTAAGGCGCTTGGAGCTAAGGCTGGCAAGCCGATCCCAACAGGGAAGCTAGAGGCAGCCGCCAAGGAGCCCGGTAAAATGGGCCAGCGCGCCCGCTTTGCTATGACACTTAAAGGAATGAAATAATGGCTGATGCAGTAACTACTCAAACTCTTGTTAATAACCAGACAACCGCTGTTATGCTGTTTACGAATGTTTCTGATGGCACTGGAGAATCTCTAGTAACAAAAGTAAACGTAGCCAATCTTGCGGCCAATGCTCTTGGTCAGGCTTGCACTGGAGTGAGTGTTAAAAAAATTCACATTGCAACCCACGGCATGGGGGTACGTCTTTTCTGGGGCGCAACCTCTAATGTCATTTTCTTTATCTCTTCACAGAACAACCAGTACACATTTGACTTGTCAAGTTTTGGCGGCTTTGTTAACAATTCTACGACTGGGAAAACCGGAAATATTTTACTTACCACGTTTGACCATTCTCTCGGTGACACGTATACTCTCATCCTTGAGATGGAAAAGTATTACAACTAATAGGAATTAATCATGATCCTTCGTCGTTACACAAACGCCAATGGTGACCAGCAGGAAATCTGCCTTTCTCAAGAAGATTGGGAAAAGGTAACTGAAGAGTCGCTCCAAATGATGCTCGGCTTTAAGAAGGCTCCTGCACCAAAGGCTGTGGTTGAGGAAGCTCCTGTTGCTGAGAAGGCTACAGCTAAGAGCAAGAAGTAATGCGCGGGAAAAAAGAAGTTTGGGAAAAGCCACGTCCTAAAGGCTTAGGCGATCCTAAACCGCTGTCTCCGGCTCAGAAGCAAAAGGCTAAAGCCATTGCCAGCAAGTCAGGAAGCAAGTATCCTTCGCTGGTAGCAAACATGCAGGCGGCAAAGAAGAAATGACCACGAGCGGCACATATACGTTTGGTGACACCGAACAGATTGATATCATCACTGAGGCGTATGAGCGCGTCGGGCGTAATCCTGCATCTCTGGCATCGAATGACATCGATAGTGCGCGCCGCTCCATCAATTACATGTTCTCGGACTGGGCGAACAATGGGCCTAACCTGTGGGCTGTTGACCTGCAGAGTATCGTTCTGACGCCCGGTACGCTTTATTACGATCTACAGCCGCGCACTGTGTCGATCCTTCAGGTCTATACGCGCACGACATCTGGCGGCATCAACACCGACCTTATGATGTCCCCAATCAGCCGAGCCGAATACGACGCTCTGCCTAACAAGGCACAGGCAGGGGATCGTCCGTTTCAATATTATTTCGAGCGCACAATAACGCCGCGACTGTATATCTGGCAGGTTCCGCAGGCTGCTGGCGTTACGCTGTTCTATCACCGCATGAAGATCCAAGAGGACGCGGGTGACTTTACCGATAGCATGGATGCGCCAAACCGCTGGATGGAGGCTATCGCCGCTGGCCTTGCCGCTAAGCTGTCTGTTAAATTTGCTCCTGACCGTCTTGAGTTCCTTCAGACGTTGGCTGATGGAGCATATACACGCGCCGCAGCCGAAGATCGCGAAAAGGTTCCTCTGCGTATCACTATTAATCCCGGAGGCTACTAATGCAGTACGCATACGGACAAGGTCGTAAACAAAGGACTCAACCGACTTTTGACGCCAAGTCACCACGCGGTCTTGCGATCTGCGATGGCTGTGGCTTCATGGTTCAACACACGGAGCTGCGTCAAAAGAAAGACTATCGTGGCGGATCTGTGCCAGTTAGCCTGAGCCTTCAAGTTTGCGCTTCTTGCGATGACGTTCCTCAGCCATATTTCAGTCGTTTACTTCTACGGGCTGATCCTATTCCGCTAAGAAACCCTCGCCCAGATTCGCAAGATGCACAGACTAATGCTCAAGAAGTTACAGCAAACGCACTCTCTGTCTCCCTCAACATATTATACGGACTGGCATAATGGCTAACCTAAAAATTACAGATCTCACATTAGCAACTACTCCCCTCGCGGGAACAGAGCTACTTGAAATCGTTCAGGCCGCTAACAGTCGTAAGGTGGCTGCGTCAGACATCGCAGCAAGCGCAACGAACGTCCGCACGGTTGCAACTGGTGGCACGGGCGCTGCAACGCTGACAGGCTACGTCAAGGGAAATGGTACGTCGGCGATGACAGCGGCTGCCACAGTTCCTTATGCCGATCTTGCGGGGCGTGCCTTTGCTCAGGCGTCAAGTAATGTTGACCAGACTGGGAACGTCGCTGCGGCTACTGCTGTTACGTTCGATACTGGTTTAACAGGCACTGGAATCAATGTAGTTTCTAG